TCAATGTCTTGTGTTGCTTCTGCCTCGTTAGTTAGCACATAAGTAGCTTCGCCTGGCTGAAGTTCAACTTCAAAGTCGTCTGCTGAGTAGTTGAGAACACTGTTGATGTCCCCAGTTGTTTCGTTGTAGATATAAAGTGTTGTCATTGTTTTTCCTTATAGGTTGCTATACCAGGCAGCTATTCTCCAGCTGTTCAGTCTTGGGGTGCCGCCGTTTGTTGCCTTTCTTCGTAATCTAAAATCAATTCGCCTGTCGTTTTGACTAGCAATACTCCATAGACTAACACCAAATCCCCAAGCATATATTCTAGCATTAGCCGTTTCGCCCTCGCTTAGCGACACAGTAGGGGAATCGTTTAGATCAGCCCAACTGCCTGTAACATTAGACGAGTTTGTTATCCTATACTGTGTGGTCCAAGTGCTCATTCTAAACTGCACAAGACCTGAAAAGATAATAAACTGTCCGTTGTCTGTAACAATGTAGTTGCTATTGGCATCACTTGCTGATGGGTGTCCAGGCAAGAAGAAGCTGCCAATATCAACCGCGCTTGCTGTAGTGCCACCACTGTATATCTGGTAACCTTTGAATACCGCTGTGCTCTTACCGTATAGTCCTGTAACAGGTGACTTAATAAGTGTTTTGTCTGCATCAACTTTAGCAACACTTAGTGTGCCACTAAAGTTACCGTCAGCACTACTTAGTGATCCTGTGAAGTTACCGTCAGCACCACTTAGTGTGCCACTGAAGTTACCGTCAACACCACTTAGTGTTCCTGTGAATGTGCCATTAGCGCCCAATAGCTCGCCACCAAACTTAGATATTCCGTTGTCTTGAACACCAAACTGTAATTGATTAGCTGGAGCAAGTGAGTTATTAATTGCCCACATTACATAATCAGCATTGTTAATTGTTTTCCTGCCCAAGCCAGCTTCAATAGTTGGTGCATTAATATTGTCAACTGCGCGGATAATACCTTCTGAAGTAATAACCTTGCTGGCAGTTATTGTGCCTGAGTTAATCTTTTCAGCATCAAGACTAACGATTTTAGCATCTGTTATTTGAGCATCGCCAATATTAGCTGTCTCAATAATACCGTTATCTATTTGTGCAGTGTTGGTAATTAATCCACTTGACACTACCTGGGTGGCACCGACTGTTTGTGCAAGTATATTACCACCGTCAATGATTGGTGACTCAACTCCTTCTCGCAATGTATTGCCGTCAAAGCTCGCAATTATTCTTCTTCCAAGCCCACCTTGATATATTGATGCTAGGTCAGTGCCGCTATCAAGTTCAGTGGTTGTGTCGTTGTAGTATATATAAAGTGTGCCGCTGGTGCGAGTTGCTGACCCTGAACTAACGATTTCAGTAGTTAGTGGATCATCACCTTTGCGGATATACACAGCCCCGCCGGTCCAGCTTACTGTGTTGCCCGCCACACTAAAGTCAATACCTTCAAACTCATACTGAATAATTTGTCCTGCGACAGTTTGTGTAGTGCCAGCTAGTGCAGAACCAATATTAAGGTTAGCAATAGTATCGTCAAACAGGTCATAAGCAGCTACCTTATAGTAATAAGTTTGCGCTTCGTCTAGTCCAGTATCAGTAACACTTGAATCTCTGCCCTTGTGTATTTGTGAACCAGCATTAGCTGTAAACCCACTCGAGTTGCCGCGGAACACATAGTAACCCGCAACATCAGTATCACTCAGTTCTGCTATTTCAATACTTGTGTGGTTGAATCCTGGGCTAACAACAAACTGTGGCGCTGCTGGAGTTGGGTTCGTAGTAGTAACAACTGCTGGGTCTGACTCGTGTAGCAATGTATCTCTTTCGTAGACTCTTACTGTTATTGTGCGACTTGGCTTTGCAGTGTTTTGATCCAATACCATATCGTCGTAAAAGTAAGTTGCTGTTAATTCAGTAGTCTTGACAGTGCGCTGGACATCACCACTCACAACAAACTCCACAACATATTCTTTGAATACAATGCCTGGAATGTCGTTAGCTGCGGGTCTCGTCCAAGTAACATTCAAGTCCTTGCCGCCAAATGTAGTGCCACTTGTGATACTAGGCGGCTGAATAGTAATAGGATTGCCGTTGTATTCAAAGGTGTCTTCGCCGTAAACGACTGTATACAGTGTTGCCAGTGGCGGACTTTGTGTGCCCAACGGAGTTTCTGCATATATTAAGAAATGATAAGTTGATTCTGTTACATTCTCAATTTCAAATTCATTAAAGTCTGACAGTTCGCCTTGTGTCCACGGACCGTTGTTTCTGCGATATCTTACACGATAACGACTAACAAAGTCGCTCGGACTTGGCTCCCACTTAACAATCAATGAGTTCAATATACCTACAACTGGATCAACACGAGGCACAAGTTGAAATGTAGGGTTGTTTGGTGCTGTTATCTGTGTGGTGTCAAGTCGTGTGTAAGGTTTAGGAATAATTGGGATATTATTCTCAACAAACTCAAACTTGTCTGGGTCGTGCTTGACCGCAAATACTTCAACTTCTAGCCCGTCATTTCTTTCAGTGTGAATCACACTAAAGGTTTGTGCTGCAATATCAGTGCCTTGAATCAACCAAGTATAACCACTAACAGGAGTATTTGAGAAAGCTGTGGCTACTGCTACACTTGTTACTGTGCCTGAACCAGTAGTGATATCACGAGTTTCGAGTGTTTCACCGTCTGCATCAACAATAGTAACTGAATAGCTTTCGCCTGCATTAAGTTCAACTTCGCTGTCAAGGACGACACTTGTAGTTGTGCCACCTGCTATTCTACCACCAAATCTTTGATCAAAGTTAGCAGCGCCTGCTAGTCGTCTGTCACTTACTTCAATAATGTCGCCTGGACGCAGCAGCATACACTCCATTGACCCTGTGAATGTAACTGTTCTTGATTCTTGACAGCTGGTGTATACTAACCACTGTGCATACGACTGTGCTTCTGCTTCGCTTGTGCAACCAAATTTAGTTACTTCAATTTCGTTCTTACCGTAGCGAAGAACATTAGGATCAGTTGCCCATTGATCTCTTTCCGGATAGCGAACATAGTTGATATTGTAAAAGTCGTCTGGGTTATTATAACCAACTTTAGCAATTGTTATTCTGTCTTTGGCCGGAGTTGACGAGTAAAAGAATGTGCCATCCTTGACATTCTCGTTTGTAATAATACGACTTACAGGACGAGGCATATCTTGCTTGAGGACAACAGCACCTGCGCCAAAGTAGAGAACACCTCTCATACTTGATGCAATATCCTGCATCATTTCAAGTCCGTCTTTCTGTCCACTTATTTGTGTGTTAAGGGTGAAGCGACGACGGATACCGCCTTCACCGTCAGGAATACCCACAAAGTCACCTGATTGATCTACGGCATCACAGTAGCGAGCACTTTCATAAAAGTTGTAACGATCCACAAACGAGTCATCAAGCCCAAGACCTACCTCGTCGTCTGTTAGCAAGTGATATATGTGCCACACAGGGTTTTCTGTTGCGCTGTGAGTCCAAGTGCCGTCCCATACACCGTTGTAGTTAGGTGTTCCGTTATCTGTATAGTTGCTGGGAACTCTTACTCTTACACCAGTTACTTCAAATGCTACTTGAGGAATATTGTTACCAAAGTCAGCGGTGTCAAATTCTAAACCAATATAAGCCGTGCCTGGGTAAGTTTCCTTGCCAAGTCTAATTTCAGTAGCGGCTTGTATGGTAGTGTCATTACTCAGTCTTGAGCTGTCACTGTCTGCTGTCTGTCGTGTAACTCTCCAGTCCCAGGCTGCTGTAATAGTGTCTGGACCATCTACAACAAACTGTTGCTGGAATGGTCCACTGCTTTTACCATAAACTTTTGGGGTAAGTCTTTCTTCCCAACTGCCGCTTGCTGGGTCTCTCACTTCAAACTTCAAGTCGACATCAGTGCCTATAATATCACCGTCTGATTCAACTTTTGACAGTGCAGGAAAAGTAACAATAATGCGAACACTGTCGACATCACTGGTGCTTACTGTTCTTACTACTGGTGTGTCAGCTACAAGCTGTGTGCTCACTGTTTGAACTGCTGTAGACTGCTCAAAGCCTTTTAAACTTTCCTGAACTTCACTACCGAATCGCTGTGCGAACTTAACACCCTGAAAGTTACCAGTTAGTCGTGTTTGATCCAAGAAGATACTGTCTGTGCCAAATATTAATCCATCTGTTTCACCGCTGCTATAAGCAACTAAGACTTTAGCTTTTACATCACTGAATTGGTTGTCTAAGACTTCTGATGGTGATCCGCCGCCTTTGCCGCCGCCTGCACCTTCAAGTGGTAAGTTGTTGTTTGTGTTTTTCATATTATCGTCCATAATTCCAAGTATCGTTTCTGTCAGGGCAGGTAACATTGCCACGGCCATCTGAGATGCAGTTTTCATCTTCTGGCTCTGGTGGTGGTGGTGGTGGGAAGTCCTCTTCGAATGTATTTGATGTGCTGGTGTGATCCACACTTAGTTCTGTATTGAATATAACCCCACCCGCTAATAACCTAAGTCCTGCTGCATACGGCAAAACATCACCTTCTTTGTTGGTGTTTAACGGCCCTGTGAAGATAACATTGTCAATTCTTTCTTGTCTGTTTGGGCCAGGCGGTGCTGGAGCAAATGCTTGAAATACCATACTTGCACCAACTGCTAACATTTGTAAACCAGTTATACCTATTGGGTTAGCAAATACTGCTGTGCCTAGTCCACCTGCACCAATTGCTGCAAAGCCACCTGTGCCAATAATAGCAACGGCAATTAGAGCAACACCTAGTACAGCTTTGGCATTGCTGTTGCCGCCGTCACCACCGCCGCCGCCTGCACCTTCAGCAGCTGGGATAATGTGTAGTTCATCTTCACCAATCTTCCAGTTGACAAGTTTACCTTGGTCTAAACTGTATTTCTGATTCTTACCTGGCTTGATATGAATATACATATCTTCAATCTTCTTAAAGAAGCCTGGGAAGTTAAATTCAAGTGCGCTTGCAGCTTCTCTTGCTGTTAGGAATTCGCAGTTAAATTTACCACCTGGAATATGATCTGATAGCGCGCCGTGTAATATAATTGTCTTCATATGCCCGTATACCTTATTACTCTGTCAAATATCTCTTTCTTTGGGTCCATAAACCTGCTTACAATGTCTTTTGAACTTAGCTTGTATGGCAAGTGATGTAGCCCAGTGTCTCCACCTAAGTAAAGGATACCGTGATTTGCTATTTTACTGCGAATTTTAATTAGTATCAAGTCGTATGGCTTAATATCTTTGATGTCAACTGTTTCAAAACCCAGCTTTGCTTGATTGTCTGCATATATGTCGTCGTTGTTTAACCAAAATTCGTCGTTTCTTGGCACATTGCTGATGTGTATGCCCAGTTCTTCTCTGTAATACTCGCGCCATATGCTGAAGCAGTCATATATGCCGTATATGTAAGGACGACCCACATAGTCAGCCACAGGAACTTCGTCACCCCACCACACTATATTGCCAGCGCCTTGTGAGTTAACCAGTTGTATACCAAAAGGAATGCCCCACTGTTGTTGTGCAAGTTGGTCTTGTTTGCTGGGAAATTTAGGTTGTGGCTCTGGGTGACTGTGTATGATAGCTTGTATTCTGCCTTCATACTCAATTAATACACTCGGAGCTACCTTAAAGTATTCTTGTGGGTTCTGATGACAGTTTTTAACAGGGATATATTCATTATCAACAACTAATCCCACACTTTCAAAAGGATAGGCACTTTCTGAGTGTCTTTGACTTGCTCGTGTTACTGAGTTTGGGAATAGATTCTGCGCTTGTCGCCAAGGTAGTGTCATCGGATATCCTTTGTTTGTTCAACTATTTATGTGAGCAGGTTAAGCACGGTTTAGCCCAGGGTATTCTGAACGGAACATCTGTTTATTCGGAACTTTCTTTTGAAATTGTTCGTATGGTGCAGCTAGTTCAAACTTCAACACCATACCATCTGCTTGCACTATTCTGTTGATAAGCCAAACTTCTGGACCATAGTAGCTGTCTTCATCATAGCTGTCTACTGTAGACTCGTAACGGTAAACAGGAATACCAATTGCATCATCAAATGCAAACAGTGCTGTTAGTAGGAGAGCATTAGCATCGCTTATTGTGATAGTTGGCTTGTTGCCACCACCAGTGCCGTCAAACATCCACCCGTCACTCTTAAAAGGCAAAGGTGTCCACTGCTGGTCCAAGAAGGTAAGTTCACCATTGGCATCGCCAGTATCAAAGCTGCTGTAGATATTAAAGATGCTTCCGCCAAGACTAGTAAAGTCTATCTTGAGAAACTCAAGTATCTGGCCGTATTCTAAACCACTTGCATTCTGTTCAACTGTGCTCATATTATTCCTGTGTTTTTATACTATTTCTAGATTCTTTACTGCTAGATACAGTCTTTTAATTGCTTCTTCTTCAAGACTCTGATCATACCAAGCTGGCATTAGTATTGTATCTCTGTCAAATATCTTAATTAAGTGGGTTTCAAGCTCGTATTCATCATTAAGTTCAAACCCATCAATCAATCTATCTGCGAACTCTTCATAAGTTTCAAGTTTTAATCCGTGATACTCATAAGCTACTGCTATCATAAAGAATGTGCGCCTGTGCATAATAGTTCTCCTCTACACAACTATTTAACTTAATGCATATTCCTTAATAAAGGTAGCTGACACATTGTATGTGTATGGCAGTTGCTTTCTGTATAGTGCTGAAGAGTATGATTCAACAGTGAAGTTAAACTCACTGTTTTCAAGTGGTGGAGTATACTGAATCAACTCCACACCTTTTGAGTTATTAAACTGAGCAACGAGAGCTTCTGCTTCTGCTTGGCTCAAACATATCCAAGTAATTGAATACTTTACTTCTGAGTTATTAATACCACTTGCTGCACGGATACGATAACTGTCAACTTGAAAAGTTTCTGTTCTAAAGCTGACTTGTGCTGTAGGGCCCGCTGACTCTATTTTGTTTGTATATAGTAGTTGTGCCATTGTTATTCCTTAGTAAGGGCGACTTTCTTGGAAAGCACCTCTTCTGTTCTGCATTTTAATAATAGTGTCTGTAACTTTGGCTTCAATAGTTGAGTTAAACTGCTGCGCAAACTTCTGAGCATCTTCTGGGCTGGAGTTTTCACCTGGATTGATTGTGGTGTTAAACACTGGTGAGTAAACAACATTGTCACCACCGTCGCCTGAGCCGCTCATCATACTTCTTGAGTCTGAGTTGCTGTATACAGTAGCTGGACCCTTAACAATCTCTGGACCTGCTTCACCGACAATACCTGCTTTGCCTGGAGCAATTCTACCACCGTCTGCGAAGAACAAGCCACCTAAGCCACTTGCTATAACACCACCAAGTCCACTGCCTGCGCCAGCACCAAGAGCACCACCTGCCAACTGCTGTGTTGCCAATTCTGCTATTGTGCTTATGAAGAAGTCTTTGAAGTCTGACAGTTCAAGTTTACCGTCGCTTAATCCTTGACTCAGTGTCTTAGAGAAGTTCTCGCCCAGCTTGCTACCTTCTTTTTCAACATCTTGTGCTAGCTTATCCATAGCAGGAACAATATTGTTTGACCCTTCTATAATACCATTAACAAGACCGTCTGTGATATTCATACCAATGCCTTCAAACACTTTAGATGGTGAGAAGATATCCAGTTTTTCTTTGAACCAGCCAGTTACATTGTCTGCCATATTAACAACAGTGTCTTTTACTTTGCCAAAGCCGTCCTTAATACCTTTAATCAAGCCGTCCACTATATTAGTGCCCATTTCAGAAAAGGATGTATACATTTCTTCAATGCCTGTGCCCACATCTTTAATGGCTTGTATGAACCAACGCACCGCTTCAACAACTGTAATGAAGTTTTCTTTAATCTGGACCAATCCTTTGTATAATAACTTGAAGTAGGTTTCCACTAGGGGTTGTAAGAACTCCTGAATTGTAAGAAATGCTTCCCACAACATCTTTAAGGCAGGCCATACAACTTCGGTTATGATATTGCCAATGATTGACAAAGTAGGTTGCATCCTTTCAAACGCACCCTTAACGCCGTCAATGAAAGCAGGCATTCCAGCCAGTATGTCTTCAGCTAACTCTGTTAATACTGGCAGCATTGGGGCAATTGCTTGAGTTAATACACTCATCATTACTTCGCCCATTCTTCCCAGTGTGTCGTTAAACTTCTCAGCACTTTCAGCAGCGCCCAACGGAACAAAGTCACCGTTCTCTTTAACACTTTTAAGAGCATCTTCTAGACTCATACCCGCCTTCATCATACTCTGCATTGCGCCAAATACTTTAGGACCAACATTCTCACCAACAATACTAGAGAACTCATCAAGGTCAATGGTTCCGTTCATTGCTGCTGTGCTTACTGCTTTTAATAGTTCGGGGCTACTCTTTAGATCACCATTAGCATCCAACACACTACCGCCTAACTTATCAAATACATCAGCATAAGCCGCCCCACCTTTCTTGCCGTCAAGTAGTCGTTGATTGACATTTCTAAATGCTCTGTCTGTTTCGCTTGCGCTAAGTCCCGCTTCGGTAAGCACCTTATCCAATGCTTGAAACTCTTTAAAACTATCTTCGGTGGCTGCACCCACATTACGAGCGCGTTTGGCTAGATCATCAAATCTATTGATTGTGTTCTTTATTGTTGCGCCCACCGCCACAACACCAGTAATGGCCGCAGTAACTCCAATCAGCGCTCCTTTAGCTAGTCGTCCAGCTTTGCTGACTTTGCTGATGCCCTTTTCTGTCTTCTTAAGTCCAGCTGAAGTTTTATCAACTACTCGTAATACGATGTCATAGTTCATTTGTTATTCCTGTTTTCCTTATGCAGCTCGTGTTTTGCCACAAAGTAATATCTCCAGCCACTTAATTCAGCTACACTAAATTGACAGACTTCCTCCAAGCTCTTACCTAGGTGACTCGCTACCTCAAAGAGGAACATCATTTGCGAATCTTCTTTTAGTTTCCCAGTGCTTCATCCACATCAACTTCGTGATTGTTGATTTCGTCTACAATACGAACAATAACATCTGGATCAACACTCTTCATTAGCTCAGCTTTGTTAGCTTTGCTGAATAGTGCTTTGCCTTCTGAGTCAAGTGCTCTTAGGATAAGTGTCATTACAAGTGCTTCAACACTCTTGCCTGCTTGATGCAGTTCAATTACCTGTGCTTGCTGGCTGAAGTTTGCACTTGGCTTGTAATAGATTTCTGAGTCCCACTCTGGAACTCGGATAGGACCCTGTAGTCCTGCTGATAATACTTCTTTGTAGTGTGCTTTTGCTTTATCAATTGCTGACATAGTGTTTTTCCTTGTTTAGTGTTTGTTACACAAGTAGTTATCTAAATGCATTTAAGGATCTTAGCGATACCTGCGCTTTACCTTCTCAACGGCTGGTGCTAATATACCATCTGGTGCTTGTGAACTGTGTCCTTTGTCAAGATAAGGAACATACTTCACATTGTTTACCAGCACATTTTCAATGCTTGTGGAGTCACCCACACTTGGGTTAGATCTCTTTTGCCAACCCTTTCTTGCTTTACCCGTGTCTATAGGTGTTTGCTTTTTGACTTCTTTCAATACATCATTAAAAAAGGAGTCAAGATCCTTGTCAATCTCGCTTGCTAATCGTTTCATAGCTCGCTTAACATCATTAGGCATCTAAACCCCTCCTTTGTTTAGGATGCTGAATCAGTTGTTAGTTCGCCGTCACCCTGGAATGCGATGCTGGCTTCAACAAATCCGTCAAATGCTGCTGAACGAGTAAAGCTAGTTACAATTGCTTGTCCTGCATACTCTGTATCACCAGCTTCATCACCTTCTGGATATAGTGCTAGCTGCACCTTAGTCCCAATAACAAGAGCTGTTTGCCCTGTGTCGTCTGGATCCCAGTGAACATCTACTGAACCACTCCAGTTAATAAAACTAGACTCATACCCACGATAGGTATCGCCCATTACGGTGCATTCAATTGTTTCAGCTGTAACCTCAAGTGAAAAGTTTGTAACTTCACCCACGGCATCACTGCCAACTTTGACAACACCGTCCTTTCCTACATAGCAACTCATAATTCGTCTCCATTGTTAGCTATTTGATCTTCTTCGTTGACATCTTCGCTGGGTGCAGGTGTGTCAGTTACCACTTCAAAGCCTCGCTTGAGTAGTTTTTCAACTCTTGCTTCAGCGATGTCGTATTCCTTACCATCTTTAATCATTTTTACCATTAACTTGCTCCTCTAGTATAACAATAGGTGCATTCAACTACTATACGAATGCTTGCATATGGAGCAGCTTCACCAATGTCAATCAGTTCAACCTGTGTAACCTGTGTATCAAGGGCATTGCCGCCTCTAGTGCGATCCAATTCTAACACATCTTCAACAGTCTGGATAAGTCCATTGCGCTGTGTGTCTCTTGATTCACCTTGTAAGTAAAGGTTCAAATTAAACTCAATTGTTCCTTGACGAGTTACTGCTGAACCGCCCATTGAGATATCTTCGCGGGTTTCGTCTGCGCTTTCAACAAATATCAAAGGCAAACTAGTCCTGCTTAAATCTTCAATCACAACAGGGTCTCTGACAACTTTATTGATTCTATAGTTGCTTAGGTTCTGATCCTTGCTGGTGTTCAGCACTGATTCAATATTCTTCGCAATTAGTTCTCTTAAACTTGCCATTATCTCCATAACCTAGTTTGTATATTTGGGTAATTCTCAGTTTCATCAATAACACTATCACCATTGTAGTCATACTGTATACCAATACTAAACTGATCATTTATTTCATCTGCAAACCTTGCTTGATAAAACTCCATTTGCTGCTGGAAACTGTCACCTTCTGTGCGCCACTGTGTTAAGCGAGGCAAGATGTAGTATCCTAGTGCACGATAGAGTGTGGCTTGTGTCCACTGACTCTCAACAAGTTCTGCTTGATCCCAGTTATAGCGACTGTATCGCTTGTTATACCATTCTGTTCTGATTTTTCTAATGATGTCTTCTTCTGCACGAGCAATCTCGTCACCCCAGTAGTCAACATTATGATCGTAGATATCTGGAACCAGTGTTACCAAGTCGTTATCTGTTGCAAAACTCATAATCTGTGTTCCTTATTAGATATAAGGTGAGCAGCAC